CAGAATTCAGACACCTCACCGGCATTTTGAGTCAAAAAGACACTCTTTGATGCCAAATTAACACATACTATATAAGTAAACATACAGCAATATGTCCAATACAATCTTATTGGGTGTAATAATGAATATAATATAATTAATTATAGGAGCACATAATGTCAGAACGCAGTAAACTAGAACAAGTTTTAGAATTCTTACTAGCCGAAGATAACGAACGTGCCGAAGAGCTACTTCACGAGTACGTCGTAGAAACAGCTCGTAAGGAATACGAACGTATCTTAGACGACTCAGATATGGCGGTTGAATCAGCCAAGACTGAAGAAGACGAAAACCTAGAAGAAACTGAAGAATCAGAAGAAGAGGCTGTTGAAGAAGCAGAAGAAACTGAAGAAGAAGCAGTTGAAGAAGAAATTAATATCGCAGATCCAGAAAACGACTTTGTTTCAGATGTCCAAGAAGTGGATGATGAAATTGAAGCCGATGAAGTTGGTATGGAAGACGAAGGCGAAGAGGAAGAAAAATCCGAAGAAGAGTTAGAAGACAAAGTCGACGAACTTGAAGACGAATTAGAAGACCTTAGAGCAGAGTTTGAAAAACTAATGGGCGACAGCGATGAAGCAGGTGATGATGCTGAAGAAGTTGAAGACGAAGTTATGGATATGATGTCCGATGACGAGCCTCAAGAAGAAGCAGTAGAATATGACCTAGACGAAACAGAAGAGTCAGACGAAGAAGTTGTTGAAGAAGCAACTAAATTATCTGATAATGTTGCAGAACCTAAAGGTGGTGAAGCAGACAATAATGATTCTGGAACGGCTAAAAAAGGACCAACTAAAGTAGTTAGCCCACATGGACAAGGTACACCAGTTAAAACAACTGACGGCGGAGACGGCGACAGTGGTAATAACTCACCAAAAGACAGTGGCGCATCAGACAACTTAAATGTTGAACCTAAAAAGGCTTAATAAGTTTTAAGGAACGTGAACAATATGCGTAAATTATATGAATACATGAGTCCGGAGCAATCAAGAGTTCAGATTACTGAATCTCAAGATGGCAAGGACTTATTCATGTCAGGACTATTCATCCAAGGTGATGTTAAAAATCAAAATGGACGAGTATATCCAAAAGATGAAATTCAAAAAGCAGTTGAAAACGTAACTGAAAGATTATCAGGTGGTGAAACTGTGATGGGCGAATTAGACCATCCAGAAGAACTTCAAATTAATCTAGACCGTGTGAGTCATATCATTACAGAAATGCAATGTGATGGTTCAAACGGATTAGGTAAATTAAAGGTGATTGATACACCAATGGGGAATATAGCAAAGGCTTTATTAAAAGCAGGTGCTAAATTAGGAGTGAGCAGTAGAGGAAGTGGAAACGTAAATGAATCGGGTCGTGTGTCTGATTTTGATATTGTTACCGTTGATATTGTTGCACAACCGTCCGCCCCGGACGCCTATCCAAAGACCATTTATGAGTCTTTGTTTAACATGAGAGGTGGTAGCATGATATATGATATTGCCCAAGACTATACACACGATAAACAGCCAAACGCACAAATGCATTTGGATAAAAATATCATTAATTTTATTAATGAATTAAAATTGAGGTAGGAGACTACTATGGCAGAAAAATTTGAAGACTTAATCGAATCTAGCGAACTTAACGAAGAAATTCGTAACAGTATCGTTGAGGCCTGGGAAAGTCGTCTAACCGAAGCCCGTGAGGAACTTACAGCAGAATTAAGAGAAGAGTTTGCTCAAAGATATGAGCATGACAAAGGTCTTATTGTTGAAGCAGTTGATGGGTTTATCAAAGAAAGAGTTGAAGCAGAAATGGTTGAACTTGCTGAAGATAAACAAAAAGTCGCTGAAGAAAGAGTTGCTTACAAAAAGGCTGTTAGCGAACACTCTAAGAAATTAGAGAAGTTTGTTGCAGAGCAATTAGCAAAAGAAGTCAAAGAGTTAAGAGATGAGAGAACCCAAGTTGGTGAACATGTTTCTAAACTTGATGATTTTGTTGTTGAACAACTTAGTGGAGAGCTTAAAGAATTCCACGAAGACAAACAAGCATTAGTAGAACAAAAAGTTAAAATGGTAACAGAAGGTAAGAAACAACTTTCAGAAGCCAAAAAAGACTTTATCAAACGTGCCGCTGACAAGGTCGAACAAACTGTAAACACTATCGTAACAGAGAATGTTAAACAGTTTAGAGATGACATCACAGCCGCAAGAGAAAACGATTTCGGTCGCAGAATCTTTGAATCCTTTGCAAATGAATACCGTTCAAGTTACTTGAATGAATCTTCAGATGTAAAAGATTTAGAACAGAAAATAGCTCATGTTAAAGAGCAATTAGAAGAAGCAAACAAAGAAGTTGAAGCGAAAGCAGAAGCAACTAAGTTAGTTGAATCAAAATTGAATGTAGCAAATGACAAGTACGCTCGTAAAGAGAGTATGGACACATTGCTTAAACCTTTAGCGAAAGGCAAAAAAAGAAATAATGGTGGATTTACTAGAAAGTGTAAAAACAGAAAACCTAGAGAAGCAATTTAATAAATACCTTCCTAGTGTTTTAGACGGCGAAGCATTAACTAAAGAATCTAGAAAGCCATTAAATGAATCAGTGACATCAGAACACACTGGTGATAAAAATGTTCAGACTTCAACTGAAGATGGACAGGATATTGTCGAAATTGAGAATATCCGTAAATTAGCCGGACTTTCAAATTAGGAGATAAGAAATGGCAGAATTATTTGAAAGCAACTGGTCAGCAACCAAGGACGCACTTTTAGAAGGACTTAACGGTTCTCGTAAAGGTACACTAGATGTTGTTCTTGAAAATACTAAAAGATATCTTCAGGAATCAGCTTCAAGTGGAGCGACCCAGTCTGGCAACGTTGCAACTTTAAACAAAGTAATGTTACCTTTAATCAGAAGGGTTATGCCTTCTGTTATTGCTAACGAACTCGTAGGTGTACAACCAATGAGTGGCCCAGTAGGCCAAATCCATACACTTAGAACACGTTATGCCGAATCGGCAACTGGCGTGAATCCAGGTGATGAGGCATTAAGCCCA